GGACCCTGAAACCCATGGTCCCAAAACCGCACCCATGGGACAGTCTTATCGTCCTGTCCTGGGAGGAACCTGATTACGGCATAACCGTTACCAGACTTGTCTACGGTAGGTTTCCAAAATTTAGCGGCATCCTTCTCCCAGTTGTTCTGGGATTTGGTGCCAGTGGCAGACTCCGCTGCCTGGATAAGTGAATCGATCTGCTTCTGCCGATTCTTTTTAAGGTCACTAAATGACATATACATCTCCTATTTTTGTATTAACAATATATTACAGTGTGTAGTCAAATTTTATCCCGAAGATAAGACGAACTTCGTATTACATGTGCTATTATAACACATCTAAATCTAAAAATCAAGTGAATTTGTCCATTATTACCTTTTTATATTCAATTAATTGAGGACTCATGAACTGGTCATATTTCATGATGATTGTATACAAATCCTCATATACACTATGTATACGAAAACTTTCCTCCGAATCCTTCATGAACCATGTCAGTTTATTCATAATCACAATGGTCTCTAACTGGATGTCCTCTGATAGGTAGTAATCAATAATCTTTGGTGCCCGATTCCCCTGTGGTTTCAATAGGTCATCTAACTTTGGTTCATTGTCTGCCAGTAATGCCATATCAGCAGTAAATGTGTATAGTAAGGATTCCTGTGTTCTTTTGTGTTTGATATAGTTTTCATCATTCATGTCACCGGGATATCGTGCTCCCTCGATGAAGTTGTATACATAATAGTTCAGGATATCCTTGGGATATTTCTTCACGGGTTCATAGAACTTGTACTTGTCCTTTCTCTTATAAAACGACTTGGGAGTAGCATTGGTCTTGAAGTTATACTTCAAGGCATCATATGTTCCCTCAGAGAAATGTAATTTTAGACTTTGGAATAACTGGTATGATCTATAAATTTCTTCACTACTAAAGTCCCTGTTCATATCGGTAATTGGTTCCCCCTTGGAATTAATCTAAGATTTGAGCAATATGACTCAAACTTATATTGAAGTGGTTTGTTCATATACTTCTTGGCATCCTGTGGATCGACAGTGTGCTTTTCGCATATGGTAAGGATAGCATCCATCACATCACCACCATTTGTTATGATGATTTCTTCTACTTCATGCGTGAATACCTTTTGAGTCACTTGTTTGGACTCCAGTATTACTTCTATATTTTCTTTTTCTACCATATCTTTAGTATAATAGTGCTATCATTGAATCGACCATTCGGTGCCGTTACAACCGTCTTGGCAGTGGACTTGAACTTCTTTATCCACTGACCCTTACGAGACTTCGTAATCACGGCTAACTGCTCATCTGGTTTGCGTAGTTTTCTCTGCTCACCGAAGTCAAACCCCTTTAGGGTAGTCCCCTTGACAGTCATTCCTGAGATGGATGTGTAATACCGAAGCACCCTTTTATCGGTGTCATATGCCCATACCTCTTTGGCATTCACCAACTTCTCTGGTGCCTCTGATACCAGTTTTAGACTAGGGAACTGGGTCTGGTATTTCAGTTTAGATACAATCTTAGATGCCGGGACCACTTTCTTCTTCCTGACAGATTTGATTGCATTGCGATATGACCCTAGTTTGGTGATCATTTCATTGAAAAACTTTAGAATCTTTTTCTTCTGTATCACGGTGTAATTTGAATATCCTTCTTTGAGTTCTTTGTCTGTGAATGAGAGGGAAATTTCATCATAAACAGATTGTGCCCAATTCATCATTCCCTGGATATATGATGCCTTCACACCCTTGTCTGCTAGATATTTCTGGGTGTTGAATTTCTTTTTGAACTTGGATTCTATAAAATCCTCAAACGCATTATCCAATCCAGTAATGTATTCATTCAATCGAATGGCAGTTGCCTCTTGAATGCTGACAACAGGTCTATTACTTCTCACTTCTGCCTTTACTGGTTCTGGGTCTTGAAGTCTGGATATCCAATTCTCCAAGAATGTATTATTTTCCGCAGTGATCTGGTTCCTCTCAATCAAACGAATGATGGCACCAGCCGTCCTAATCCCAACATTACTGGGGATAACTTTATTGATTTTATTTTTCTTTAGATATCTCTTGGCAGTTACAGTGAGTTTGTTGGTATCCCAGAACATGTTATACCATGTCAATGCTCGTGCCATATCTGATTTACTATAATCTGCACTTAATTCGGGTTCATTCGAATCAAATGCCTTACGCATTTTCTTGTATTTCGGGTTGTCATTTATCGCTATCATCATTTATATTTACCTCAAAGTCAGGTGTAAAAACTATTTCATAATCAAGATCTTCTTTCACATCTATTGGGTCACCAAATAACCATACATTTTCTTCCTCATCTTGCACGACATATGGTTCATTGTTCTTGTGGAATTCCAGTGTCCCATTAGTCTCCTGTACAGCAATCCTCAGACAAACCTCATAATCTGATTCATACATAGATTTGGTGACTGCTTCTAATCTTTCCTCGACATCTGGACCATCCTGGTTCTTGATGTAATGCCTCACCTGTCCAATGATGTAGAATACATTACCCTGTTCAGACAGCACATCAATAATCAATGTATTTCTCCATAGTTTCGATTTCAGGAGTATATGACCACTCCCATGCCATTTGTGCTAATTTTTCTTCATCATACTTCTTGACAAAATCAGCATTACTCATATTATAATAGTCCTCTTGGATAGAGAGAACAAGTTGTCCGATTTTACTCACCACGACCCTCCATGTAGGCATCCATAATGTTTTCTTCCTCGGTCAGTTCCATTGCATCACCGGAACCATCAAATGATTTGTCATAACCAGACTCATCAGGGACTTCCATTAATCGTTTCAATTCTGTTTCAGTTAAGTCACCACCACGCAACTTACCCTTCAGGGCAACCGCTGCTTTCCTGGCAGATTTTTTTGCTTTCTCCTTTTTCCCAACTCTACTAGCAATCTCTGCGATTAACTCGTATCGTTCATCCTTCATTCTAGAACCCATTCTTGTCTCCTATCGTTCATTTATATGTATATTATACCAGATTTCTTGGTCCGTGTCAAGAACTATTTTTCTGATAGTGCAATGGACCACCACGGAATGGAGCAAAACCAGCACCAAATATCATACCAGCATCTATAAGGTCAGCAGACTCCACCAGACCCTCAGAGAGGCACTTTTCACATTCCTCTACTAATCTAGTCACCAAAATATGTTTTATTCCTTCTACATCATTTGTGGACTTGATATCCTTCTTCTTGCCATTTTTATACTTGTAGAATCCTTCTCCTGTCTTGATGCCCAGTTTATTTGCCTTCACGAGTTTCTCTAATCTCTCTGGCATCACGAGTCCAAGGTCTTTTGATATTACACCCATCACAAAGTATACAACATCCAGACCCACTGTATCAGCAAGGTGAAGAGGTCCCATCGGCATCCCAAAATCTGTGAAGGCATTATCGATATCGTGCATTGGCGCATTATCCCTATCAATCATAGTGATTGCTTCAATCAGGGTAGGCATTAGAACACGATTCACCAAGAATCCAGGTGAAGATTTTACCTGGATAGGCAACTTATTTATATGTCGGCAGAATCCTGCGGCCTTTGCTATGATTTCTGGATCTGTGTTATATGGTTTTGATACACCATTATCAGGTTCACCTGTATATACCACCTCTACCAGAGGCATCAGTGCCACAGGATTGAAAAAGTGAAGACCCACCAATCTCTGTGGATGACACATTTTTTCACTTAGAACCTCTAAGAGGATAGAAGATGTATTTGTGGCAATGATAGCATCTGGTTTCATTTCTGCTTCTAGGGTTTTGTATATGCCCTGTTTAATTTTGACATTCTCTACCACTGCCTCAATGACTACATCGGCACCAGGGATGCCAAGACCATCCTTATCCAATATCAGTCTATCTAGGACTTCATTGATAAGATGCACTTTACCACGGAATTTCCGATTACATGCCTTGTATGCCCTCTTCATGGCACCAGCAAGCATATCATCACTTATATCTTGAAGTGTTACTTTCATACCTTGCATAGCACAATGTACTGCTATATCACCACCCATGGCACCAGCACCAATCACATGAACTCGTTTGGGATCAATCAAGGATTTATCACCAGAACCCTTTACAAGGTCTTGTAACATGAATACACGCAACAAATTCTTGGCAGTCTCGGATTGACTCAGTTTTGCAGCACTCACTGCCTCTTCTACCATAAACTTTTTTTCATTTCCTGAATGGTTTTTCCAGAGGTCAATCATGCGGTAGGGGGCTGGGTAATGATCTTCCCGTGCCTTTTTGGATACTTCTGCATACATTTTCTCTGCTACTTTACCACGCACCAATTTGCTTTGTGTTAGTGCTTCTGTCCATGTGGGCTTATGCTTCTTAGGAGGATTCAGGAGGACATCATCCACCGACTTATCCAGAAGTCTTTGTGGAACCACAAAATCTACCAATCCCATTTTTCGTGCCTGTTGAGGGACATATGCTTTCCCTGTCAGAACCATGTTCATTGCCTTCACTGGACCCAGTAGACGCACTGCCCTGACCATTCCACCGAAACCCGGATGAATGCCCAGTTTTACTTCAGGGAGTCCTATCTTTGCTTTCACAGAATCTACTGCGATTCGATAATCACATGCCAATGCTAACTCTAATCCACCACCAAGGCAAAGACCATTGATTACTGCGATGGTAGGACATTTCAGTTCATCTAGCAATGTCATTACACCCTGACCCAGTTCAATGGCATCAAACGCATCATCAAAACTGTTGAGTTTGGTAAATTCCTTTACATTAGCACCAGCGATAAATCCATTATCCTTGGCACTCTTTATTGCAAGACCCAATGGCGGATTTTTCGTCATTTGACTAAAAATATCAGAAAGTTCCAGAAGAACTTCTTGACCCAATACATTCATAGAACCATCGGCGTAATCAAAATATAGATGAACAAATCCATTGCCATCCTTTTCTACTCTAAAATGTCTATAATTTTCCATGATTATATGATCCTATATATTTGTGTTTTCTATTAACATTGCACCACCCTGACCGTGACCAATGCACATGGATGCGACACCAAATTTCTCTTTTCTTGCGACCAGAGAAGTTGCCAAATGATGCACAATTCTAGCACCAGAGGCACCGATAGGATGCCCGATACTGACACCACCACCATGAATATTTACTTTATCGTAATCGATGCGTCCGAATTTCTTTTCTAGACCAAATTCTGTGGCACAATATTCTGGGTCATCTAATGCTTTCATACACGCAATGACCTGTGCAGCGAATGCTTCATTCAGTTCCCAGAGGTCAATGTCTTTGCATTTCAGTTTGTTGCCATGAACCAATGGTTGAATAGCATTTGCTGGACCAAGACCCATTTCATTAGGATCTACACCTGCCCATTTGCAATCAATAATCCTTCCTATAATCCTGTCATACCAACCATTTCTATGCACCACTTCTTGAGATGCCAGAAGCATAAATGAGGCACCATCAGTGACCTGTGCCGAATTACCGGCAGTGATATTACCGAACTTTCTATCAAATACTGGTTTCAGTTTACCTAGCATTTTCATAGAATTTTTTGGTCTGACACCATCATCACTATTATAAAAATTTCCGAAGATGTCATATATGGTAGTCAATTCTTTATCAAATATATCATCTTCCTGTGCCTTGGCCAATTTCATATGACTTTGTAGAGCAAAGGCATCCATTTCATTTTTAGTGATACCAAATCTGTATACTAAATTTTCAGCAGTCTGTCCCATACTAACATTCAGGGTAGGGTCAGTGAGTGCCTTGAGAAGTGCTACCACTGGCATCAAAAAGTCAGGACGTAACTTGGCAATTCTTTGAAGTTTTTGCTGAAGGGTTCTGGAACCGGCGAATGCCGAGAACCATTTTGTCATCTTTTCATTTAAAAGAAGTGGTGCATGGCTCATTGCCTCTGCACCACCCACCAAAACTAAATTGGAATATCCATCCTTAATGGATCTGAATCCTGTATCCACTGCTTGCATACCAGAGGCACAATTCCTTTGAACTGTGTGCCCCGGTGTCTTATGCGACAATCCCAGACGCAATGCCAGTAATCGAGCAATATTGCATTCATCAGGTTCAGGAGAAACACACCCCACAACCACTTCATCAATATCATCAGGACCAATTTCATTTCGCAAAAGTAGTGGTCTAGATGCCTGTAATGCCAGATCCAATGCCTTGAATGGACCTGGGGTGCCGTGTGACTTCAAAAATGGGGTTCTTGACCCATCGACTATGAATACATCCTTCTCGTTATTAAATAGTGATACAGACATTTATTGCACCTCGCTATTATTATGGCTTTGTATCTTTATTTATTCGGCATCAGCAACCAGTTCAAGGTTCTGATAATTATAAGTCTGCTTAATCTCACGACCTTCGCTATCCTTATCAAACTTCACCTGTACCATATCACCATCTTCACCAACGACTTTACCATACAATCCGTAGTTATCATCAAATTTTGAGATGACGGTCACAGTGGCACCGATATTACCGTTCCCCTGGATGAGAAATTCCATTTCATCATCCTCATCATCCTCATCATCTCCAAGGAAAAAGTATTCAATCCGCCAATAATACATCAGGATAGTGAAATACAGCATCACACCTCTAGTGATTACGAAAAACTTAATATTACTCCACATATTTTATGACTCCTATTTAAAAGGGAATTTTAGCATTTTCTTCTGCTTCTGCTTCTTCATCTCTGGCAATATTCGCAGTGGCATCAAACTTCGTATATAATTCCATGAAGGTGTTTTTCGTATCCTCATCGAATCGAGCAATTGCCATACTGATTGCCTTCATACGGTCACCGAAGATGGCAAAGGTCTGAACGATGTGACCCAAACGACGAGTACTGATTACATCATCAACACCGTCATCATAAAAGGTCTTACGAATACCATCTGCCCAAGAGACAAGCAACTTAGCAAATTCTTCATCAACCGAACCATATGCGTTCATGTGGTTCATCAGAATTTTCTGTTCTGTTGCTACACCCGGAAATGGCTGTTCAATGGCAATCGTGAACCGTTCCAGAAATGCTTCATCAATGATAGTTGCTGCACTGAACTTACCAGTCTCAGAACCCTGACCCTTGGTGTTTGCAGTAGCAATCACGTTAAAACCAGGTTTCGGTTCAATCAGTTCACCAGTCTTCTTGATGACAATCGGTTTACCTTCCAGAACACC